ATTGGATCCATTCAACCACTTTGTTATAATTAGAGTATTATGGTAAAGATGGCACGAACACATTGCGTGTTCCAATGAATTCAAACATACTGGTTATTTATCTAATTTGAATGTAAGTTAAGTCTCTTTCTTTGTGTTGTGCGTCTATCAGTCTTTCGTGAGCAATTTTAGCTCTTTTACGTTCAATTTCTTCACCTTCTTGTTTTTTTGCATAAATTAATAAACAAACCCAAGCAAAAGCACCAAGAACCAATGCTGCGGCTAAAAAACCAACTCCCCACATAATCAATTCTGCCAGTTCTTCTTTGCGTTTACGTTTCTTTTCTTCAATTAGTCGTTCTTCTTCCGCTCTCGCTTTGAATAATCTTGTTCTCTCCTTGAGCATATCTTCCCAGATTTGACCATTGCCGGAGTATATTAATAGTTCTTTTAATTCTTTTTCTTGTTTTCTTAATTGGTCGGAGTGCATAGCTGTTTCTAGAGCCATCTTGCCAATTTTTGCACTAGATACTCCTATCAGAGACATATGTTTGACTTTTGTGTTTGCTCTGTGTATGGAATCAGCACTTTCAAAAAATCTTGAAAACTCACCAACAAGTCCACCAACATCTTTGCCTAATTGAACGGCTTGTTTGATGTTGGAAACTGCACTCTGAGCAACTTTGAAGGCAATGCCTATGCTAATTGGGTCTATCATTTTTTCGCCAGTGTAATTAATCTTAATGGCAAAAATGACACGAATAGGTTGACTATTCTAATTAAATCAAGTACAATAGTTATTTATATAAAATGGAGTAAAAATGAGTATTTTAGTATTAAAATTGACAAGCGGAGAAGACGTTCTAGGTGATGCAGAGATTACTCAAGGACAATGGCGCATTAAAAATCCTGTAGGTATTGCAGTAGTTAGAGGTAAAGATGGACAACCAAACGTAGGACTTACTCCATTCCCATTACATTCACCACAAAAGAAAGATTCTACTATTGACATTCCTGTTGCAAGTGTAGTATACTCTTATGAACCTGCACAAGATTTTATTGATAATTACAATCAAGTCTTTGGATCAGGTATCGTTCTTCCAACACCAAAACAAATTATTACAGGTTAATGACTAATTTCTACACTAACGTACAATGCTTTGGTAATTCTATTCTTTACCGAGGCATTATGAATGGCAAGAGAGTCAATCAAAGAATTGACTATCAACCATCTCTTTATATTCCTTCACGCAAAACGGCCGGTTCTTTTAAGTCTCTTGATGGTACTCCATTAGACCGTAAAAAGTTTGATGACATTAGAGAAGCCAAAGAGTTTACTAAGAAGTATGATGGCATTCCAGGTACACCAAAAATCTATGGTAATACTCGTTATGAGTATGCCTTTATTGGTGAACAACACCAAGGCATGGTTGAATGGGATCAAGATAAGATTTCAATTGCAGTAATTGATATTGAGGTCGGTTCAGAGAATGGTTTCCCTGACCCGTATCAAGCAAACGAACCAATCACTGCTATTTGTATCAAGTACGTTAATGGCACAACATTCGTTTTTGGTTGTGGTGATTATGAAGTTCAAGGCGATGAAGTTTATTTCAAATGTAAAGATGAATGGACTCTTTGCAAGAAATTCATCCAACAATGGTGTCACATGACACCTGATGTTCTGACTGGTTGGAATACAAAGTTCTTTGATATTCCATATTTGGTGAACCGTTTTCGCAAGATTCTAGGTGAAGATGAAACTAAACTTCTTTCTCCATGGAAATACATTGGTAGTCGTCAAACAACTATTAATGGCCGAACGATGACTGCATATGATTTGATGGGCGTTGCATCGTTAGATTATATTGAATTATACAGATGGTATGCTCCTGATGGTAAATCTCAGGAGTCTTATCGTTTGGATGCCATTGCAAGTGCGGAGATTGGTGAAAACAAATTGTCTTATGATGAGTATGACAATCTACACCAATTGTATCGATTAAACTTTCAAAAGTTCATTGAATATAACATCAAAGACGTTGAGTTGATTATTCGTTTGGAAGATAAGTTGAAGTTGATTGAATTGGCACTAACTCTTGCATACGATACCAAGTGCAACTATGAAGATGTGTTTGCACAGACTAGAATGTGGGATGCATTGACGTATAATCGTTTGATGCAAGATAGTATTGTTGTTCCGCCACGTGATGTACAAGAAAAAGATGGTGCATTTGAAGGCGCATATGTTAAAGAAGTTCAAGTTGGTGCACACAATTGGGTTGCATCGTTTGATTTGAACAGTTTGTATCCTCACTTGATGATGCAGTACAATATCAGTCCAGAAACTCTGATTGAACCTGAAGATTATACAGATGAAATGCATGAGATTATTTCTCAAGGCGTAACCGTCAATAAACTGCTGCTTAAACAAGTTAATTTATCAAATATTGGTGATAAAGTAACAATTACACCGAACGGTCAATTCTTTCGTACAGACAAACAAGGCTTTTTGCCTAAGATGATGGAAGAAATGTATACAGACCGAAGTAAGTTTAAGAAGATGATGTTGCAAGCGAAACAGGAGTATGAGAATGAGAAGGATGATAGTAAGAAGTATGAGATTGAAAAACGAATTGCAAGATACAACAATCTTCAGTTGGCTAAGAAAGTTTCTCTCAATTCTGCCTACGGTGCTCTTGGGTCTCAGTATTTTCGCTTTTATGATTTGCGTATGGCTCTTGGAGTCACTACGGCTGGGCAACTATCAATTCGGTGGATAGAAGCAAAACTCAATGAGTACATGAACAAATTGTTGAATACAAATGATGTTGATTATGTAATTGCTTCTGACACAGATTCAATCTATCTGAAACTTGGACCTTTGGTCGATAAAGTTTATGGTGGTAACGGTGATGTTAGACTCCCAAAAACCAAAGTCATTGATTTTATGGATCGTGTGTGTAAACAGAAGATTGAACCATATATCAGTAATTCATATCAAGAATTGGCCACATATGTTAATGCGTGGGCACAGAAGATGCAAATGAAACGTGAAGCACTTGCAGACAAAGGTATCTGGACTGCTAAGAAACGTTACATTATGAATGTCTATGATAATGAGGGTGTTCGTTATAATGAACCAAGTCTCAAAGTCATGGGTCTTGAAATGATTAAATCATCTACTCCTGCAGCCGTAAGAGAGAAGATGAAAGAATCAATTAAGATTATGATTTCTGGTACTGAAGATGATATGCACAGGTTTATTGGAGAATTCAAAGAATACTTCAGTAAATTGCCACCAGAAGATATATCTTTTCCTCGTGGTATCAATGGACTTGCTAAGTATGCCGATTCATTGCAGTTATATAAACTTGGAACTCCTATTCATGTCAAAGGCGCCATACTATACAACCATCATCTGCAACAAATGGGACTAACCAAGAAGTATCCATTGATTCAGGAAGGCGAAAAGATTAAGTTCTCTTATCTGAAAATGCCAAATCCTTTCAAGGATACCGTTATCTCATATCCGGCAAGATTGCCTAAAGAATTTGACATTTCTCGTTATATAGATTATGATACACAATTCGAAAAGACTTTCCTTGAGCCAATTAAAGTAATCTTAGATTGTATGGGATGGTCTACTGAAAAAGTTAGTTCTTTGGAAGATTTCTTTACATGATTTATTTTACTTTTCTTGCTGCTTTCGCTTTATCTGCCTGTGCCGGTCTATATTCAGTTATAGGTCTGGCTGCAATCTTTCCTGGTTCATATTGGCCTATTATCATTATGGGTTCTGTACTAGAAGGTTCTAAACTGGTCACAACATCTTGGGTGTATCGCAATTGGGATACTGCACCAAGATTGATGAAGTATTATATGGTGTCTGCTATTGTTATTCTAATGGCGATTACTTCAATGGGTATCTTTGGATACTTGTCGAAGGCTCATCTGGAACATTCAGCAGATATGGCACCATTGACTGATAAAGTAGCAATGTTAGATGAGAAAATTAAAACCGAAAAGGAGAATATAAATGCCAACCGTACGGTTCTCAAACAACTTGATGAGGGCGTGGACCAAGTTATGGCACGCTCACAAGATGAAAAAGGTGCAGACAAGGCAATTGCTGTCCGCAAAGCCCAAGCGAAAGAACGCAGTCGAATTAGCCAAGAGATATCAGAGTCACAAAAAACAATTTCTTCCCTTAACGAAGAAAGAGGCCCTCTTAATGTGGCGTTACAGAAGGCGGAATCGGATTTTGGCCCAATCAAGTATGTTGCTGAGTTGATATATGGTTCAGGAGAAAGAGACATCATAGACAAAGCAGTTAGATTGGTAATCATTCTAATCATGGTTGTGTTTGACCCTCTTGCTGTGTTATTATTGATAGCAGGTAACATGTCTCTCAAAAAAAAGCCTGAAATAGAACCAGAACAAACACCATTCTATCCTATGCCAGAACCTGAGCCCGAACCAATCAAACCTAAAGATGCAATCATACCTGAGGTTGGATCACCGATAGATATTAAACAAGAGAAAAGATTGGCTAAGAAAGGCATGGCAATCAAGTCCAATTTTAAGATGACAGGTAATGAAGATGATATTAATTTCTACAAAAGAAATGTTTAACAAAGGAATGAAATGAGTATATTAGACAAAATCAAAAAGAACAGCAGCATCAAAGAATCTGCAATTCTATCCAAATCAAAGTTCTTCACACAGAAGGATATGATTCCAACGGCAATCCCAATGATTAACGTTGCACTCTCAGGTAAACTTGACGGTGGTTTAACACCAGGTCTTACAATGTGGGCAGGTCCATCCAAACACTTTAAGACTGCATTTTCTTTATTGATGGCCAAATCTTATCTGGACAAATATGAAGATGCTGCACTTTTATTTTATGATTCTGAGTTTGGCACTCCTCAATCTTATTTCGATTCCTTCGGCATTGACACTAATCGTGTCCTCCATACTCCTCTTACTGACATTGAACAGTTGAAGTTTGATATTATGAAACAGTTAACTGAGTTGACTCGTGGTGAACACTTAATTATCATCATTGATTCAATTGGTAATCTGGCCTCAAAGAAAGAAGTTGAAGATGCTTTATCTGAAAAGTCTGTGGCAGATATGTCTCGTGCTAAACAAGTCAAGTCATTATTCAGAATGGTGACACCACATCTGTCCTTAAAAGATATTCCAATGATTGTAGTGAATCACACATACAAAGAAATTGGAATGTTTCCTAAAGATATTGTTGGTGGTGGTACGGGTTCTTATTATTCTGCCGACAATATCTTCATTCTTGGCCGACAACAAGAAAAAGAAGGTACTGAGATTGTTGGATATAACTTCATTATCAATGTAGAAAAGAGTAGATATGTTAAAGAAAAATCAAAGATACCAGTTACTGTCTCGTTTGACGGTGGCATCAGTCGTTGGTCTGGCTTGCTTGATATTGCTTTGGAATCTGGTCACGTTGTTAAGCCTAGCAATGGTTGGTATTCTAAAGTAGATATGGAAACTGGTGAGGTTGGAGAAAAGAAATATAGAATCAAAGAAACAGATACGAAAGATTTTTGGACGTCAATCCTAAATGATAGTACATTCACTGAGTATGTTATGAACAAATACAGCATAACTACAGGTGACATTATGCAAACGGAAGAAGCATGATAGAAGGAATTGACTATTGTTTCATTTATCCTAAAGATGATAAGACCATAACCCACATCAAACTCTTATTAGGAGAGTACAAAGGTGTGGTTTTTAAGTATGGTAAAGTGAAGATAACGGAAGAAGATGACGGACCCCATTTACATTTTGCTTTTGATGTGTTAGAATCTCCTGATATAAAACCTAAAAAGTTGATGAAGGATGTCCAATTCAAAACGTATCTTGGAGATATGTTGATTGGATTGATGAGTGATAATATTGATGGGGATATAATTGATGAAACTAGAACAGACGATACTGAAACACCTGATTTACTCGGAAGAATACCTGAGAAAAGTCCTCCCCTTCTTGAAGGCTGATTATTTTACAGACAGAACAGAAAGGGCTATCTATGATGAAATCTCTACATTCACGGAGGATTATAATTCGTCACCCACAATTGAAGCTCTCTCTATTGCCGTCAAAGAGAGGCGAAATCTTACGGGCGATGAAGTGGAAAGATGTGAGACTTACCTTACGGAGATTCAAACATCTGGCAGCGAGCAGTCCGACATTCGATGGCTTGTCGATAAAACAGAAAAATTTTGTCAAGAAAAAGCCATTTATAACGCTGTATTGGGGTCTATTTCAATACTCGATGGCAAAGACAAACTACACGACAAAGGTCAAATTCCCAAAATCTTATCAGATGCATTGGCGGTAACATTTGATACATCTGTAGGACATGATTATTTGGAGAACAGCGATGATAGATTTGAATTTTACCACCGTCATGAAGAACGAATCCCTTTCGATTTGGAATTCTTTAACAAAATTACAAAAGGTGGTCTTCCTGCTAAAACACTCAATATTGCTCTTGCTGGTACTGGTGTTGGTAAGTCTTTGTTTATGTGTCATGTTGCCGCTGGAAATATGTCGATGGGCAAAAATGTTCTGTACATCACTATGGAAATGGCTGAAGAACGTATTGCTGAAAGAATAGATGCTAACTTATTGAATGTATCACTAGATGAATTGATTAATCTTCCTAAAGACTTGTATGACAAGAAGGTTGAGAAAGTTAAATCTAAAACAACGGGTAAACTTATCATCAAAGAGTACCCAACTGCTTCCGCTTCTGTAACACACTTTAGGACTTTATTGAATGAACTCAACCTTAAAAAATCTTTTGTACCTGATATTATTTTTGTTGATTATCTCAACATATGTTGCAGTTCAAGAATTAAAGCAGGATCAAACATCAATTCTTACACTTATGTCAAATCAATTGCAGAAGAATTGCGTGGACTTGCCGTTGAATTCGGAGTCCCAATTGTTTCTGCAACTCAGACCACAAGATCCGGTTATAATTCTTCCGATCCAGGACTCGAAGATACTAGTGAGAGTTTCGGTTTGCCGGCTACCGCCGACTTGATGTTTGCTTTAATTTCTTCTGAAGAATTAGAAGAAATGGGTCAGTTGATGGTCAAACAATTGAAGAATCGTTATAATGATCCAACTTATTATAAAAGATTCACAGTTGGTATTGACAGAGCAAAAATGAAACTATATGATGTTGAACAATCAGGCCAAGAAGGTGTTGTTGATGCTGGGCCAGGCTTCTCTGAACCTAAGAAGCTAAATAAAAAGTCATTTGATGGATTTAAGGTATGAATTTAACTAAAGAAGAGGCGATACACTGTGCAAAAGTATTTGAAGACTATTTCAGCAGTTTCAGTAGAATTGATGAATACATGCGTGACCAAAAGTTGGCATCTTTGGCAGAAATGCCTTCAAACCCTTTATTTGCACCAGAAGATGATTTATTCTCTGATTTTTCAATGTCTCCTAGTGATATGGATATTGAAGTCGTTTGTATTAA